CGCCGCCAGCGGCTTGCGACGCTGACCCCGTGTCGCCTGATGTGCCTCCTGCGTAACCCTGAGCCGCGTCGGTGGTTGCGGCACCAGCGACCGCTGCACCGCCACTACTGAAACCGCCGCCGCCGCCTGAACCACCCGTAGACGGTGCGTCGCTGGAGTTGTCTCCACCCGCGCCACCCCCCGTGGAAGTAACCCCGAGGGCGACACTGTTGCTTCCGTTGACAGATTCGGCACCACCCGCACCGACCGTGATCGTGTACGTCTGAGCGGTCGCGGTGATCGACCCTGAAACATTCTGCTTGTAACCGCCAGCACCACCACCGCCAGAGGCTTGCCCTGAACCTGCGTTACCGCCCCCGCCGCCGCCTGCGACGATCAGATAGTCAACGTCGGCCGTGCCAGCAGACACCAGAAACTTGCCCGACCCACGAAAGGTGTGACAGCGATACGTCTTGGAGTCGCCCGAATCGACGTACTGGGTGATGATCCCGCCAAACGCCGTAAACGGATCAGCGGCACCAGACGAAGCAACCGCCCCCACTAAGGCTTGGGAGAGAACCATTACGAATCCAGATTACCGAGGATGTACCACTCGTCCGTTTCATGCTTGATAAGCACACAAGACGAATACTGTGATTTGATCTTGTTCTTATCGCCATCCGACCGGGTAGTCACACCGGAACCCTCTGTGATAACGACCGCACCAGCCCCCAACCGAACGACCACAACCTGCGTACCAAGCGGAAAGGCGACACCACTGTTCGGTGGGATCGTCACATTCTCACTGGACCCGCTGTTTATCTCAATAACCTTCCCGGCATCAGCGAGGACCAGAGTGTAATCGGCGGTCTTGCGGTCCAAATCGACGGCCTGCCCGACAGCTACCCCCGCCGTCAACGTGCCAGTAACCGTAGGGCTGGTCGTCCACGCTGTAGTAGACGTACCCGTACCAACCAACACCGCATTAGCAGCAGCGTTCGAATCGGTCAGGCCAAGCTTCGTTTCCAAAGCGACAACCGCCCCGTGAGCATTGACATGCATCACATCGTGCTGTTTGCCGCTCGCATCCAGGTCGTCAGTTGACGCTATGTCCGTGCGAAGCTGGGAACCGGTTGTGTCGAGAGCGCCGGGGTAGGCGGTAGCCATCAGTCAGCCTCCTACGGCGTCAAGTCGATAGTCCAAATACCCGAAGCATTCCAAGTGATCTGGAACGTGCCGGCCGAACTCGCATAGTCGGCACCAAAGTTCACCAGACAAATCAACGGATCGTTGGTCAGCGTGTCGTCATAGACGACCGCCGCACGGGCCGACGAGATCGTCGCCGTAGACCACGATGTGTCAGCGGCATCAAACTTCAACGTCCCCGAAGCGTTCGCCAGGGTGATAGACCCGAGCGTCGCACCACCAGCCGAATAACCCGAACCAGAAACCTCGTTGCTGGACAGGTCAGACCAATGGTCGTGAGTCTCAAAGTTGGGTGTCGATGAGTTGGTAATCATCGCCACCTTGATCGTGTCCGACCCGGTGTTCACCGCCAACTGCGATGCGTCGAGAATATCTCGGAAGGTGAGGACAAATAAGCCCGAAGCTGTTACTGCCATTTACTCGTCACCTCCTACGGCGACCTTTATTTCAACCGACTCGGGAACCACATTAGCGTCTAAACGCCCATCCCAATGCTCGGTTTGGACCCCGCCGAACTGGCCGTCGGAGTCTCTGCGGATCTTCGTGGTCTTGGTAGTGCCACGGCGAACCAGGAAACCGACAGAAGAATACTTGCCCATCAGTAACGGACCTTACGCGGCTTACGCCGTTTCATCTGCTTCTTTGGTTTCGTCTTGTTCGGCACAGCATCATCCTAGTGGTTGGCGGGGACCGGAGCCTCTGCGCCTTACTCCGGCCCCCGTCAACGACTGTTACCGGGACTAGCTGTTGGCCCCGATAGTGGAGGTTGTCTCGATCCTACGGATCGCAGCCTCACGGAAGCGGCCGTAACCGCACATGGCGTACCAGCCAACCGGCTGGAAGCGACGCAGGCTGTCGGTCACAGGACCGAACACCACCGACGGGTCTGCCCCGTACATGGTGGAGTAAGCCTTCGCCATCGCCTGCTGGCCGATGATAACGCTGCCATAGGCATCGTTGGTGGTCGAACCACCGTCGGCAACCAGGAGGGCACGGGGAGTTTCGATCATCGTGACGCCATCAAACGTCCCGATAACACCCTTCCGAACCTTGTCAGCTTCCTGACGGATCTGGAACGAACGCAGGTCGGCCACACCGGTCTGCCCGATGAAGTCGTAAGCCACATCCGGGTGACAGAATCCGACGTAGTAGCCGTCGTTGAAGGTAGGAACAGCAGCGGTGCGAAGCGCCGCGACTTCCTCCCTGACAGCCGACGATGTGAAGTTGTTGCTGGTGAGCAACGCCCCACGGGTTGACTGTCCGACGTATGTGACGTTGCTGCCGGCGTAGAGCAGGTCTGCGACGACCTGATCCAGAGAATCGGCTGCGTTGTATCCGACGATGTTCGCCGCGTCGGAATCGACGTTGAAGAACGACTGGCCTCGAAGGGCAGCCGTCGTCACCACGGCGTTGCCGTACTCCACCAAACTGACCGTAACGGTCGAGTCCGACAAAGCGACTGCGGTGACATCTGATGTCTCGGTGAGCGCCGATGTGGCCTGCGAAAGATCAGCGTAAATAGTGAACGTCACCCCGGACCCGCGATGGGTCTGACGGGTGGCTTTCACCGTCGCGTAGTCCTCATGCAGGGTGTTAGCCCTGAGAGCGAAATACGCTAGCTGTTCGAACGCAACCTGATCGGACGCGACCGATGACTTTTGCGTGTAAGCCATCTTGTTTGTTTGTCCTTAGGGAACAGGAGGCCCCTAATCTTGAACGTCGAACTCGAATCCGTGAGAACGCATCAAAGCCTTTAGTTCGGCTTCGCTGGTCGTGGCACGAATCTTCTCGTTCAGGTCCGGTGGCATTACCGCCTGTCCCTGAACTCCCGCCTGAGCGATCCTATTCTGAGCCGCTAGCTCCTGGTGGAGTGTGATCGCCTCACCCGTATTGGGTGCTGCAACCACATCTGGCGTCCCAAACTGCTGGGCTTGCCCACCTTCGGTGAGAAACCCCGCTTCGACCGCTGCGACCCGGATTGGCTCCGGGTCGATCTCACCGTCGTACCCCTTTACGAAGTATGCCTGGCGAGGATCATTCGGGTTGATTCCTGCCGACCGGAACGCTTCTGTCCGCTTCAACCCGTCGAGTTCGGCTAAAGCTTCGGCCAGTTGGCTTTCCGCTGTGTTCGCCTTGTCTTCGAGGGTTCGCCGGAAGTTGCGTTTCGGCTGACCGTCCTCGTCTAGTCCGACGACCTCGGTTTCGGTTGCCTCAGCCATCTATGTCCGCTCCCTCCGGTTTCACACCAACCCGGGAGGCGGGCTGGTGGCCGTGACACAGATAGCTCCCACCCGTAGGCGGCCAGATGCGTCTGCGATAACCATAGCAGGTGATTACAACGGTGTAACTACAAGTATGCGATGAGGGGCGGGCTTCACCCTGTTGATGGGTGATTCGCGAAGAACTCGGCGTACTGCTCAGGCGTTTGCAAGATGACAACCACCCCGCCCCCAGGTTCAGGCCCCTCGCCTATCGTCATTGAGATCGTGCCTATCAAGGTGCCGATAGCGACGAGCAGTCCGGTGACCGAGATGATGAGCTTGGTCATCTTGGACATGGGGTCAGGTGGCTGTTCCCAGCCCGGTGTAGCCGCCTCTAGTCATCGCCGGGCCGCCTCTTTGGGCGAAATGTGCGAGGCGTCGCTGCCGGCGTGCTTCGATACGTCGAGCCGCCTGCGGATCAGTACCGAACTCCGCTCCGACAAGTTCCCCACGGGTGATGTCACCGCCACGATCCGCGGCGAAAGTACCAACCTGCCCGTCCATCCTGGCCGTCACCACTCCTGGCCGACCGGTCACCGGGTCGATGTTGAGTTGTTCAGACGCGGTTTCCTCAGCCAGCGTGGATGGCGCTATTGCCTGGAACCCCCGACGAGCCGCTGCCTCAGTAACC